CCAAAAGTTTATAAGATGCTCAGCGATGGATATACAAAGGGTGTGTTCCAGGCAGAAGCAACACCATATACTAATCTTTTAATTAAAATGGGCGTGGACAAATTTGAAGACTTGGTTGCATCAAATGCATTGGTTCGTCCAGGAGCTATGAATACTGTAGGTGCAGCATATATTAACCGTAAGCAGGGTAGAGAAGCTGTAGATTATAGCCACACTATTATGAAAGAGTTTACTGAAAACACATATGGTGTTATTATTTATCAAGAGCAGGTTATGCAGGCTTGCGTCCACTTAGGTGGCATGTCTTGGTCAGAGGCTGATAAGGTCCGCAAGATTATTGGAAAGAAGAAAGATGCAAAAGAATTTGACCAGTTCAAAGATCAATTTATTACTGGGGCTTCAAAGCACATTGCTGAGAAAAAGGCGACAGAACTTTGGCATGACTTTGAGGCTCATGCTGGTTATTCTTTCAACCGTTCCCATGCTGTTGCTTACTCTATGCTCAGTTATTATACAGCTTGGCTTAAGTCCTATTATCCTCTTGAGTTCATGTTTTCGATTCTTAAAAACGAAAATGACAAAGACGCAAGAACAGAATATTTAATTGAGTCAAAGCGATTAGGGCTCAAGGTTCTTTTACCACATGTTAATGAGTCACAACTCTATTTCTCATTGCAGGATAATGCAATTAGATTTGGTTTAGCTGAGGTAAAATTTATTTCAGATAGTATTGCCAATAAAATTATTGATCAACGTCCATTTACAAACTATACTGAGTTTATTGATAAGGCTTCTAAAAAAGGAAGCGGAATTAACAGTAGAGCGGTTGCAGCATTAAATGCAATTGGTGGAGCAGCGTTTGAAGATAATCCAAGAACTGGCAATGAAAAAGAAAATTACTACGAGTATCTTGGTATCCCAGCATTTAATTTAGAATCAATTCCTCCTAGAATTAAAGCACAGGCTAGACCAATCGAAGACTTTGATGATCTAGGTTCTTTCGTAATGTTCGGTATGGTTAAGAACATTAAGCGTGGTGCTGGCAAAGGCTGGGCAAGAGTAGAGTTGGTAGATGAGACTGGAACCATAGGTTTATTCCATCACGAAGATACTCCTATTGAAGTCAACCAGATGTATTTTATTCTTGTCGGAGATAACAGAATTGCAAGATACGTTAATGTAAAAGACATTAAGCCAAGCTCAACAGACTTATTTGTTGATTACTTGTATCGAAAAGAGTATGACCTTGCGGAAGACGAATATGTAGTGGTAAACTTTACTCCTTACAAAACAAAGGCTGGAAAGACTATGGCTCACATAGTATTGTCTGACAAGGATAAGAACCTAACAAGAGCTATTGTATTTTCTACTATGTATAAAATGGCTCTGGCTAAAATGCGAGAAGGAATGAAATGTAAGATAGTTCTATCTAAATTAGATGATGGAACATTAATGGTTAAGGAAATAAAATGAGCGAAGATATAGTTGCTTCTTTGAGTTTAAATAAAATTTTAGTAGCAATACTAGAAGAGTATGGTCAGCTTACAATTCCAACACTACGGTTTATGGATGCTGGTAAAGATGACAAAGAGTTGGTAATAGAATACGACGATAAAGATCTCGTATTTAAAATTAGTTTAAGAGGTAAGGCAGAAGATGGACTCGTTTCAAATGACGACTGAGTATGGACTAGATGCCCTCTCCGCAGTTTTGCATGAAACTGCTAGAGAAAAGGGATTCTGGGATGGAGAATATTCTCACGATAAGATTGGAAATAAATTAGCTTTAGTGCATTCAGAAGTTACTGAAGTATTAGAAGCAATTAGAAAGTCTAAGGGTAGCGAATATATTGTAGAAGAGATGGCAGACGTCATCATTCGACTACTTGATATATATGCAGCCATGAGAAATGAAGAGGCTGTTCTACATAGTTTAGATGAAGTCTTACAAAAGAAAATGGATATAAATAAAGAACGTCCAAGACTTCACGGCAATTTATTTTAATGATATACTAACAGAGAGAAGAAAGATAAATAATGAAAATTGTATTAGATGATATATTAGCTAAGCTAGACCCAAAGACAAGAGCACGAGTTCAATCAGCACAAAATGTTCAAGTCTTTAAGCAGCAAACACCAAGCATTGGACTTAACATGGCCCTAAAAGGTGGCCTTGGATATGGAAGACAAACTTTAGTTTGGGGCAATAAGTCTGCTGGTAAATCTTCTTTCTGTTTACAAATGATTGCGTTAGCCCAAAAAGACGGAAAGACCTGTGCATGGATTGATGCAGAAGATTCGTATGATCAAACTTGGGCTGAGTCTTTAGGCGTAGATTCAGCCGCTCTTATCCACTCTAAGGTTAAGACAGTAAATGATATGGTGGATGTATCCACAAAACTAATGGAGGCAGGAGTAGACGTTATTGTTGTTGATTCAATTTCAGCGTTACTACCAGCCATCTATTTTGAAAAAGATGGAAATGAATTAAAAGATTTGCAAGACACTAAGCAAATCGGTGCAGAAGCAAAGGACATGACACATGCAGTTAAGATGCTCAATTACGCAAACAAGAACACACTTCTTGTTCTTATTTCTCAGCAACGCAATCAATTTGGCAGTATGCATGCAAGTCATATTCCAACGGGTGGCATGGCGGTTAAATTTTTCTCGTCTACAGTCATCAAGCTTTGGTCTAGCGAAGCTGAGGCTAATGCTATTAAGGCTGGCATTAAAGTGGGAGATAAGATCATCGAACAGAGAGTTGGTAGACCAGTAAACTGGATTATTGATTATAATAAGTTGGGACCACCAAATCTATCTGGGCAGTATGATTTTTATTATCAGGGCGATAGCCTTGGAGTAGATAAGGTTGGAGAAACTTTAGACGTTGCAGAAATGTGTGGCGTAGTAGAAAAGGGTGGCGCATGGTATACAGTAAATGGAGAACGTTTTCAAGGACGTGCAAAGGCTGTAGCATATTTAAGGGAAAATCCAGATGTTGTAGACAGCTTAATCGGAGAAATAAATGCCAAACTTTAATGATTTTTTTGATAAGCCTGTTGAAAAAAAGTCATACGAAATAGAAGAGCTTCATGGCGTAAGACCATGTTCAAAATGTGATGAAGATGTTAAGGGTGCATTTTGGGATCCAATTGACCTAGTTATGTCTTGGAGATGCTCTAAGGGGCATGAGACAATATTTAAGGTTAGCTAATGTCAGAAAGATCTGAAGTTAAAAGAGATGGTGCAAAAGCTCAGAAAAATTCTGGGCGAGGGGACTATCAAAAGGGCGATGCACAGTGGAAGCAATTCCTTGTTGATTACAAAGAAGCAGGTAAATCTTTTACATTAAATAAAGATAACTGGGCAAAGATATGCACAGATACATTTAAAGTAAATAGAGATATGCATCCAGCACTTAAAATTATTATAGGTCAGGATTCCAAGGTTCGACTTGGAATTATTGAATGGGCAGTTCTAGAAGAGTTGATCCAGTTTTGGGAGGACAATCATGAGTGATAAGAATACACTTGAACTAATAAGCGATATTACAGAGTTCAATGATCTCCATGAGTTTATGAATGATGAGCATTTAGACAGGACTTTGGCGATTGTGGTAAAATTATTAATGAATCCTGATGTGCCTTCAGCTAAGGCCCCTCATTTAATTATGGAGCTACAAGCTATGTCAACTAAGTTTGCTGTAATGGCATCATACTATTCAACCATTGCAAAAGATAAAGCTGGAACCGCAAACAATAATAAAAAGAACGTGTATTATTCTGTGAAGGAGTCCATAGACAAACTTGTAGATGCACTTAAGTATGTCGTTAGGTATAACTCATAATGGGTAGAGATATTGTAAAGAACCTTAAATTTAAGAAACATTCTGGTAAGTTTTTCGATCCAGAACGCTTCGCACAATTGCTTGACGAGTCATATAGAAATACTAAAAGGGCAGATGGAGAGATGACAAAGAAGTCATTTAGCCCAAGTTCTATTGGATATGGTCATGGAACCTGCCCAAGATATTGGTATATGGCATTTAGTGGAGCAATGTTTATTGATGACAACGATGCGGTTGCAGTTGCTAATATGGCACAAGGAACTCAAGCTCATGAAAGACTACAAAATTTAATTAAAACAATGCCAGAGTGGAGAGCAGAAGAAGAAGAAATCATTAACGAGTATCCTCCCATTCGTGGTTTCATTGACTTGATTATGGAGTATGATGGAGAGACTGTTATTGGAGAAATTAAGACGGCAAAGCAAGAAGTTTGGGATACTCGTCAATCAGAGATGAAGTCATCTGCTAACCATATGCTTCAGCTATTAACATATATGAAGCTTAAGAATGCTAAAGAGGGATTCTTTCTTTATGAGAATAAGAACACCCAAGAGATTTTAATTATTCCAGTATCAATGAATGATAAGAATAAGAAGATTATTGAAGATGCATTTCTTTGGATGCAAGAAGTTTGGGATAACTTCCAAGATGGAGATCTTCCAATGAGACCAGCTGGGTCAACAAAGTCTAAGATGCCATGCACCTATTGCCCAGTTAAGAAGGAATGTTACAGCAAAGAGACACCACTAGGCACAGTTCAGATAGAGCTCTTTGAGGTTCCAAAGATATGATATGTTCTAATAAAGAATGTAGCAAAGACTTTGAGCCAAAAACACATAATCAAAAATATTGTTCTGACGAATGTTGCCGTGTTGCAACTAATCGCAGAATTATGGAAAAGTATTATGAGAAGAAGGCAATTAGAAATGGTGCGTTTAGACAATGCTCTAAATGTAAAACTAAATTAAGTAGATATAATCAAGGCAATCTATGCTCAACCTGTGAGAAAAAGGTAAATGTTACCAACAGAGGCAAACTATTAGGGATGATTAATGAAGTTAGCGGAACTGATAAAGACTAAAGCCAACAGAGTTCTTGGCATAGATGCGTCTACAAATTCAGTAGCATTTTGTTTGATGGAAGGTGACAAGCCTTTAAAGTGGGGTAAGATAGAATTTACTGGATCAGACATTTACGAAAAGATATACGATGCCAAAAAGAAAATGGCTGTTATGCTGGATGAACTAAAGTCTGATTACATTGTAGTAGAGGGAGCCATCCTTGTCAGATCCCCAGATGCTGTGATAAAATTATCATATGTATATGGCGTTGTTATTGCTGAGCTTATGTCTACTGGAGCTAAGGTTATCACTATTTCTCCTACCGCTTGGCAAGCTCATATTGGAAACAAAAATCCAACAAAGGCGGAAAAAGAAGCCATAAGACTAAAGAGCCCAGGATACGCAGACTCTTGGTATAAGAATCAGATACGCAATATGCGTAAGCAAAGAACTGTAGATTATTTTAACGAAAGATATGGACTTAAAATTGATGACTTCGATGTTGCTGATAGCTTCGGTATTGCACATTATGCTAACGGGGTTTTAACAGAGCGATGAAACTATATCAAAGTAAAGAGTGGCTGTTTCGCAGGTATGCTGTTCAAAAGAAAAGTATTCCAGAGATAGCAAAAGAATGTAATGTATCTGCTATGACCATACAAAGATACCTAGAGCAGTTTGGCTTAATTAAACGTAGATGAAGTTTACACATAAAGTATTCCATATAGAAGGCAATGATATTAGATCAAAGCTAGTTAAATCAATTAATGATTATCTATATTCTTATTCAAAGCTTTTAATTACACCTACAATTAAAATATCCTGTCAGGAAGACTACGATGCATTCTTAAAAGATAATCCAGAATTTGTGCCAGATCCAAATGGTTATAACATTGATGGCGAACAAGGTTGGAGGTTTGGAGAAATTGGTATATGGGCAAGTAACTGGACGGCATGGCATAATTTTTTAAATTCTGATGCTGATTATCTTATTTTAATGGAAGATGACATTACTTATTCAGATGGAATGATGGACATGATAATTAACTATATGTCACAGCTTCCAGATGGATGGGAGATATTTCATGCATTCTCACCAGCAGATCAGTTTGGAAAATATAATCAAGCACATAATATAGGTGCCGAAGATATATGCAAATCGTATCAGGACTGGTCTTGTTTATGTTACATCATCACAAAAGACGCTGCTCAAAAAATGATTAATTATTCTTATAATTTTAGATTGCCACTAGATTGGTATATGTTTAGACAAACAGACTTATTTAGAGTTTATACTATAAAGCCATCATCTGAATTCCCCTGCACATTATTGCAAACGGAATCAACATTTCAAACTACACAGAAAAGAGAAGTAATAAATGGGATACTCTAATCCAGAAAATAAGCCATGGGCCCAGCAAAAAATAATTGAGTTACACCCAACAACTGTATTAGATGTGGGAGCTGGCCAAGGAACCTATCTAAATTTAATTAGAGACGGGTTAGGGCCTGAAGTAGTAGTAAACGCCGTAGAAGTATGGCAACCATACATAGACCAGTTTGATCTATTAAATAGATACGATAAGTTGTTTGCAATGGATGTCAGAGACATGGTAGATTTCAAATATGATCTTGTAATCCTTGGAGATATCCTTGAGCATATGTCAGAATCAGATGCTGTGGCTTTATGGGAAAGAATTTCTAAGCAAGCCAAATACGCAATGATATCAATACCAATCATTCATTATCATCAGGATGCTATTAATGGCAATCCGTATGAAATCCATGTAGAAGAAGACTGGACTATTGAAAGAGTCCTAGAAAAGTTTAAAGGTATTACAGAGCACAAGGAGTTTGAGGTGACTGGAACATTTATTGCGGAGTTTAATAATGACAATTCCTAAAATAATTTGGCAGACATATAAAGAACCATACGACTCTCTGGCACCATATATGAAGGATGCAGTTCAAACCTGGAAGGATTTTAATCCAGAGTATGAATTAAAGTATATGGATGATACGCAAGCTGCGGAGTTTATTAAAGCAGAGTATGGTCAAGAATGGTATGACATATTTGTGAATCTACCAGTTGGTGTTATGCGTGGAGACCTATGGAGATACATGATTGTTTATAAGTATGGTGGAGTATATGCAGATTTAGACACAGAATGCCTCATTCCCATATCTACTTGGATGCTAGAAGATAAAGAATTTATTGTATGTCCAGAAACTAGCCATCATTTTTGCCAGTGGACTTTTGCTGCAACTGCTGGGCACCCAATATTAAAATCAGTTTTAGATTTAATTAAACAAAGACTATTGAATCCAGAATATGGATCACCACATTTTGTTCATACTCATACTGGCCCTGCAATATGGACAGAAGGAATCAATAAAGCTTTAGAAGTTACAGTAAAAAATTTAGTAGAAGACTCAGACTTGTTAAACTCGTCTGATAATGCTAGACTATATAAGTTCCACTGTTACGGCAAAGAGCAGTGGAGAATCTTCCATTTTGAATCTGTAAAGCATATTTACGGAAGCCAAAAATGGGATGACGGTAATTATGTGCAATGGATTGAAGATCCAATGGTGAAAGGAACTAGATAATGGCGGGGTATCCAGAAAAAGACAAAGGTTATCAGCAATGGATAACAGATCTACAACTAATAGCAACAGATGCACCTTCAGGCTCTAGGATAATTAGAGAGTGTCTTGAAATTGCAGAGATGCTTATTAATAAAAATATTTCATATGGAGACTCAGCATTAAGTCCTATTCGTATATTCTCTCAAGCGGACAATCAAGAGCAAATTAAAATTCGTATTGATGATAAGATAAATCGTATTAAGAATGGCTCAGGCTTTGCAGGAGACAATGATATTGACGATATGATTGGTTATTTAATCTTACTTAAAATCGCTAAGAAACTTGCTATTTCAGTCGACTAGAAGTATAATGTAATTATATGGAAATCGAACTAGCAGATCATTATGATCGCATGAATAAGGTAGTTGAAGAACTCCTTAAGGGTAATAACCCCACACAAATCGCAACCCTGACTGGATTTAAAAGAGCAGAGGTTGTTGAGTTAATTGGCGAATGGAAGTCTGTAGTTCATAATGATACTGCTTCTAGAGAAAGAGCTAAAGAAGCCATCTCTGGAGCAGACCAACACTATGCAATGCTCATCAAAGAGGCCTGGAAGACTGTAGAAGATGCAGATCAATCTGGTCAACTTAATGTTAAGTCTAATGCTTTAAAACTTATAGCAGACATTGAGACTAAAAGAATCGGTATGCTACAGCAGGTAGGCCTACTTGATAATGCTGAGATAGCAACACAAATTGCAGAAACAGAACGTAAGCAGGAAGTCCTTGTTAAGATTCTTAAAGATGTAACTGCATCGTGTCCTAAATGTAAGTTGGAAGTTGCTAAGCGTCTGTCACAAATCACTGGGATTATTGAAGCAGTTGTGGTAGAGGAAGCAAGTGGAATTTAGTTTTAATGATATCATCGACATACTTGACGGAGAAGAATTTGAAGAGCGTCCAGTTGATCTTCGCACGTTTGTTACAAGCCAAGACTACCTAGGACTTCCACCCTTATCAGACTATCAATATACTTTAATTGAAAAGTCATCTCAAATTTATAAAGAATCAACACTCATCAAGCTATTTGGCGAAGATGAAGGCAAGCGTATGTTTAAGCAGACGTGTAATGAAATTATTGCTCAGTTGGGTAAAGGATCTGGTAAAGACTACACTGCTACAATTTCTGTGGCGTATCAAGTGTATTTGCTGCTATGCTTAAAGGATCCAGCAACATATTACGGTAAGCCTCCTGGAGACTCGATTGATATTCTAAATATTGCTATTAACGCACAGCAGGCAAACAACGTTTTCTTTAAAGGATTCAAAACAAGAATCGATAGGTCTCCATGGTTTTCTGGTAAGTATGAATCAAAGGCTTCCGAAATGAAGTTTGATAAAAATATTACTGTTCATTCAGGTCACTCTGAGCGTGAAGCATGGGAAGGTTATAACGTAATCACTGTTATCCTTGATGAAATCTCAGGCTTTGCTATTGAAAGCACATCTGGACATGATCAGGCTAAGACAGCTGATGCTATCTATGATATGTATCGTGGATCTGTTATATCTCGTTTCCCAGACTTCGGAAAGATCATTCTTCTTTCTTTTCCAAGATTTAAAAATGATCCAATTCAAAAGTTTTATGAGTCAGTTATTTCACAAAAAGAGGTTATCGTTAGAAGCGAAACTTTAAAAATGGACGAAGATCTTCCAGACGGAATAGAAGGAAATGAAGTCACAGTAGAGTGGGAAGAAGACCACATTATTTCATATGCAATTCCTAAGACATATGCTTTGAAGAGACCGTCATGGGAAGTAAACCCAACCAAAAAGATTGAAGATTACAAGGTAGAGTTTTATAAGAATATGCAAGATGCCCTTGGTCGTTTTGCCTGTATGCCACCAGAGATGATTGATGCGTTCTTTAAGTCTCGTGAAAAAGTTGAGAAGGCTTTTAATAATGCAGCTATGGCAGTAGATAAGTTTGGTAGACTTGAAGAATGGTTCCAGCCAGATCCAGAAAAAGAATATTTCCTGCACGTTGACTTAGCTCAAAAGCATGACCACTGTGCCGTTGCAATGGCACATGTTGATAGATGGGTTAACATAAGAGTTACAAATGAATATTCTCAACCAGCACCAATTGTAAGCGTTGATGCAGTAAGGTATTGGACTCCGACTCCAGATAAATCAGTTGACTTCACAGAGGTTAAGGATTACATATTGTCTTTAAAGACTCGTGGATTTAATATTAGAGTATGCACGTTTGACCGCTGGAACTCTCATGACATGATGCAACAGCTAAGATCGTATGGCATTAATACAGAAATTCTATCTGTTGCTAAGAAGCATTACGATGATATGGCTATGGTTGTAGCAGAAGAAAGATTGAATGGGCCACACATACCTTTATTGGTAGACGAATTGTTACAATTAAAAATTATGAGAGACAAGGTAGACCACCCAAGAAAGGGTTCAAAGGACCTTGCAGATGCTGTATGTGGATCTATATTTAATTCAATTAGTAGATCTAGAATAAAAGCAGATAACGAAATAAGAATTCACACATATGAATCAATGTCATTTGATAATGATTTTGGACATAACGCAGATGAATCGATTAATTTAATTAGAGCGCCAAAAATGCCAAACGATTTGGCTTCAGCAATAGAAGGAATGACGACGATATGAGCATATACCAAGAGCAAGCTAAAGAATGTAAGTGTTGTGGCAAGCATGTTCCGCTGCCAACAACTTTAAAAGAGTATAACGGATTAATGCTATGCCCTACCACTTTTGCAAATGTGGTTGAGTATAAAAGAATCTGGAAGACAATGGGAGTAAGACCATCTGGAAATATTAGAAAACATTTTTCTGATTACGTTCAGCAACTAGTCGAGACTACTATTGACAAAAATGAAGACGGAACGTTACAATAGATACTTGGCAACAGTAGCCAAGTTGGTTAAGGCCCCGAACTCATAATTCGGTTATTCGTAGGTTCAAGTCCTACCTGTTGCACGAGAAAAGGTATAATTATCTTATGAATGAAGACGATATGGATGCAGACATGAAGTTAGCACACTACCTAGAAATAGGAGCAATTGAGTTAGAGGGCATGGATGAAAACGGTGAAATGATTTTTTCTATAACAGAAAAAGCAATGGAAGTTGCTCCAGAGTTGTGGGAAGCACATATTGAACACATCGATGATTCTTTAATTACTTTATACGAGATGGATCTTATTGAAGTAGAGTATGACGATAATCTTGAAGCAATAATTAAAATAAAGCCAGAAGGTTATCAGATGGCAAAAGACATGGGACTAATAGAGCTAGACACCAACGATACTCCAAACAACTAAGCCTTCGTAGCTCAGAGGACAGAGCAGGACTCTTCTAAGGTCTTGGTCGCAGGTTCGACTCCTGCCGAAGGCGCAGGCGGAATAGTAAATAGACAACTAAAAAACAATTTGATATAATATATTTAGGTCGCCGTAAGGGGCCTATATTAACTTATTCGCTTGAAAGGGGAATAAAATGGTAACAACTTTCACTATGGATCTTTTTAGAGATCCTTTTTTTATTGGCTTTAATCGGGAATTAGAAAGAATGTCTAATGTGCACAGTGCAGCTACAAGACAGTCTTATCCACCATATGATGTATTAAAGCTAGACGAGGACACATTCCTTGTTTCACTTGCAGTTGCTGGATTTTCAAAAGATGATATTGAGATTTCTGTTGATGAAGGAACTCTTAAGATTACTGGAGAAATTGTAGAAGTAACTGATGCAGAAGTTCTTCATAAAGGAATTGCTGCTCGTAAATTCACACGATCATTTGCGTTGGGTGAATATATGGAGGTATCAAGCGCATCTCTAAAAGATGGAATGCTTAATATCAATGTAGTTCGCAATGTCCCAGAAGAAAAGAAACCAAAAACAATTAAAATCAAATAGGGTATAATAGTCTTGTCCGCTATTCGTGGACATTGGGCTAGTTACCCTTAGGATAGACCTGAGCAAGTCTGTAAACTGCTCTTTACTATTAGAAAGATTATAATATGCCAATATATGAATACAAATGTTCTCAAGACAGCACTCACAAAGTATTTGAAGTAGAGAGATCTATACTTGATCCAGAAAGCATGCAGTCATGTCCAGAGTGTAATTCTAATGCTGTAAGACATTTCACACCATTTGGCATACAGTTTAAAGGTAATGGTTTTTACAAGACAGATAATCCTAAATGATTTGTTTACTGTAAGTTCATTCTTAGTTAACCAATTATCATGTTATGTGAAATATTAAGTTGGGTATGATATACACATGAGACACAAACTTATCGTAATGGCAGTCGTTGCTGCTCTATCTATTTCTACACCCGCCTTTGCAGCAGAGAATATTGTTGGTAATGGTGCATCATTCCCAGCCAATCTGATTGATGAATGCAAGGCATCTTATGCCAAGTCAACAGGAAACCTAGTAACATATTCAGCCAATGGTTCTGGGGCTGGAAAGACATCCTCAGACAAGGGAATTGGTGATTTTTGGTTTTCCGATTCAGCACATACTGCATCAACCAAGAAGCCATCTATCATACACATACCAGTAGTGGCTGCACCTATTGCTGTGATGCACAACCTACCAGGTAGCAGACAGGTTTATCTATCATCTACTACCGTTGCTAAGATTTTTGCGGGAGAAATAACAATGTGGAATGATCCTGCCATTAAAGCTGATAATAATAGAAAAGTTAAAGAAATTATTTATAAGAAAGACAAGAATGGTAATCTAATTAAGGATAAGGATGGAAACCCAGTAGTCTTAAAAACAGTAAGTAAGAGCATTGTATACACACTTCCAAATCAAAAAATTAAAGTTGTATTTAGACTAGATAACTCTGGAACAACAAATAACTTTGTTAGATACATGAAAGCTTTCTCACCAAACACATGGACAAAGCCTGTTTCTGATTCATTTTCAACATCATTCCCAGGAAACATAAATGATCTTGGAAACATAGGAAGAGTAGTTGGAGCAAATCAGTCCCAAGGGGTGGCCACACTTGCTTCAAAGACTAAGTATTCTATTACGTATGCAGAAGTTTCTTTTGCTAAATTTTATGGATTAAAGGTAGCAAACATAGGAAACGCATCTGGTAACTTTGTTGAGCCTAATAGCGCAAATGTGTCCGCCTTCCTTGGAGAAGCTAAGATTGATTCAAACAATATACTTTCATACGATTATTCGACTAAAGAGCCTGGCGCATATCCACTAGGTATTGTTTCCTATCTTTTAGCTGACACTTCAGGTAAAAATAAAGAAGCAGTAAAACAATGGGCGAAATATCTAGTTAGCCCAGAATGTGTTAATGCTAAACCAGAACTTGGCTTTGCATTAATTACTGGTAAATTCTTAGAGTTTATTAACAAGCAAATAAGCCGTTTATAATTATATAGTTTTTGATGATATAATTAACTAGGCAGACATATCGTTTGCATAGGAGTTATAGTTGACTGGGACAAAAGCATGGAGATTATCATTAGCCGCCATTTTAATGTTTGGATGGGTATTCCTTACTCCTGCTCACGGAGATGATCCGCTAACTGTTGCTGCTCAGGAAATACAAGAGCTTAATAATAATGTAAGCAATTTAGTTTATCAAGACGACTTTATAGATCTTATAGACATTGCAGAAAATAAATTTACATATGCTAAAAATGCCATGGATCTTAGAGATGATGCTTATGATTCCTATGACGATGCGGTAGATTCAGAAGCAGCAGCTTTAGAGGCCAAGAACCTTGCCCAGTCAAATGTAGACGGACAGACAGCAATAGTAGCACTAGCACTTGAACATAAAAACGACTCCCTTGAAGAAAAGAATGATGCACAAGATACACTCAGCATAGCCAATATTAATGTTCAAACCACTCAATTAAGTATTCAAAACTCTGGTGGAACTGGGCTTGCCTATACAGTTTATAACCTATTAAGAAGTGGAAATTCGGCAGTCCCTGGATCTGTAATTTGTTCTGGAACATGGAACTCAAATTATATGCAACTTCCAGTATGCGGAAATAGATACGAGGATTTCATTGTTAAATTTACTGGACAGATTACTGTTCCATCATGGTTTTCAACAGTAGCATTTGCAGGATACACAGATGATGGTTTTAGAATGTATGTTGACGGACAACTTGCTGTTAATAACTGGGTGGAGCAAGGTGTAAGATGGAGTGCTTGGTCTCCAACATACGATGTAAGCGAAGATAAAACTTTAGATGTAGAAATTTGGTGGTATAACGGTGGAGGCCCAGGATCTTATCATCTTGGATGGACAATTCCTGGTGGAATGACTGGTGCAGGGTGTGACTATGCTGGAGATCCACGAGTATGGGGAGAAGATTTTAGCTGTAACTTAAATACATTTTCTTCTGGCTCAGGCCCAACTCAAGCACAATTAGACGCATACGACGAAGCGCTTGCAGCAAGGGCGGCGGCACAAACAAATTATAATAATAAGTTAGCAGTATATAACGATAAACTAAGTATATATAATTCTGAAAATGCAACACTAACATCAATGAATCAAATACTACAAACAAAAACACAGGAACACCTTGATTCCGTTGCAGATACAGAAGATGCCTTAGATTTAAAGAATGACAGAATAAGCATATACAATCAATCAATAATTGATTTGAATAATGCTATTGATGACGCATGGAATTATTATGATGAGCAATCAGAAAGAGAATTAAATGCTGCAATTGCTCAGGCAGCAGCAAATGCCGCAGCAAATCAGCCAACACCAGAACCAAGTCCAGAACCAACACCTGAACCGACTGAAGAGCCAACACCAGATCATACAGAGGAACCTACAGAGGAACCTACAGATGAGCCAACATCCGAACCTACAGAGGAACCTACAACAGAGCCTACAGAGGAGCCAACACCAGATCCTACAGATGAGCCAACAGACGAGCCAACTCCTGAACCTACAGACGAGCAAACTCCTGAGCCAACAGACGAACCAACTCCTGAACCTACTGAAGAGCCGATAACTGAACCTACAGATGAGCCAACCACTGAACCTACAGACAATGTTGAAGTTAAAGATGAAGAATTAGCAGCTCTTATTCCAGAAAAGGGTGAGGGAACATCAGAGGATCTTTCTGGAGTTATAGCTAATCTAACAAGCAAAGATAATAAATTAGTTGTATTATCTAAAGAACAAATTTCTGCAGTTAGTCAAACATTAACTGCTTTAACAAGCGAGGCTAAGGCGGAAGTAGCAGAAGACCTTGGAATTAAGTCCTCAGATGTCGCAGCGATTGCTGAAGCAATGAAAAGCAATCCAGAGCTAGCCACTGCATTTGTAGAATTTGAATCTAGAGCAGCATCAGCAGGAGAAGCAAATATGCCATATACTTTAGCTGATGCAACAACAGAGGTGCAAACCGAAGCATTTTTGGCGGACCCAATAGGAGCTTTTACGGATATAGATTTTGAGAAAATTTTAGACCCATCAGAATGGGGAAAAGATATGACGGATGATCAGAGAGAAAAGGCCCAAGAAGTAGTAATACCAGTTATCATAGCATCAAATATTATTGCCGCAGCAATGACAAGGAGGATATAATGAAAATAATCAAGGCTATATTTAAATATATTTGGGAAGTTATCAAAGAAAGCATTGCTCAGGTATTTACCCTGCTAGGCTTCTTTATTGCATGGCTAACCCTTACAGGCTCAGCTCAGCAGGTTGTTGGGGTAGCCACACTAGCTGCCACTGCAATATGGTTACTAACCATCCCATTGAGAAAAGAAGACTAGGGTATAATAGAGACATGAGGAAATTAATCACTATTGCCCTATCTGGACTATTAATGCTATCATTAACTGGATGCGACTCTTTAAATAGATACCGTTACCCATGTCAAGATCCCCAAAATTGGAAGCTTGCAGAATGCAATCCTCCAGAATGTGAAGCAAGTGGTCTTTGCACTAAAGACCTTTTACCTGAACAATTAATTACAGACGGAACAACCGTAGAAAGCAGCACAAATGGCTAAAGAACGTTTAACCCCAGCAGACTTAGATGCTCGTTTAAAGTTTATTCTAGGAATAACACTTGGAAGCATTTTGTTTCTAACAGCAACTGGAATTATTTATGGATTGTTGTTTGTAACTCAACCTATTGGAGCGCAGTCAGAAAATGACAAAATGTTCTTCAACGTTCTTGGAAGCATAGCTACTTTTATTACAGGAACTCTTGCGGGTATCTTGATTGGTCAATCTGGCGCAAAGGATATTATGAAGGCACAGCTTGATAATAAAGAAATGGATGCAAAGAATACACAGGCGGATAAAAAATTAGAAGCAGAAATTGATGCAACTCGTGCACGTTTAGATGCAAAGCCAGATGGTGCAATGCCAGCAGAGCAAGAAGTAGATACAGATTGGGACAAAGACTAATGACTACAAATGATTTTCCAGTCCCAGCAGAAACTGCTAAAGCTCCTAAAGGCACAGCTGCTCGTCTTATTCAAGTAGCAAAGTCACAAGTTGGATATATTGAAGGTCCAAAAGATAACGAAACAAAGTATGGTGCTTACACAAAGGCAAACTTCCAACCATGGTGCGGAAGTTTTGTTAATTGGGTGGCTAACGAAAGTGGCGTAAAGATTCCTAATACTGTTTACACTCCAGGTGGAGCAGCAGCATTTAAGAAAGCTGGCGCATGGATTGATGGAGATCTAGCAGATCCAGAGCCAGGAGATATCGTTTATTTTGATTTCCCTTCAGATGGTGTCGATAGAATTAGTCACGTTGGAATTGTTATTGAAGACAATGAAGATGGAACTGTTTGGTGCATTGAAGGAAATACGTCTTCAAGCAAAAAGGGTAGCCAAAGAAATGGCGGAGAAGCATGTAAACAACTTCGTGCATACAAAAAGAACAAGCAAAATGTAATGGTTTCAATCGTAGGATTTGGAAGACCAAAGTTTAAATCTGCGGGTGCGTCAAAGCCAGCTGCAGCAGTAGACGGTGCTTGTCCAACTTGCGGTAAGTAAATGAACACATACGTTGTCAAACTTGAAGTAGAAGCACAGATAGAAGCTTTTAGTGAAGATGACGCAAGAGACTATATCAACGACATATTTGGAGTTGACGATGAAGTTAAAAACGTTAAGATAGTAAACGTTAAGGAGAAATAATGGCTAAAGAAGGATACAAACCAACATCAGGAATGCAGTCAGCAGCAAGACGTGCTATTAAGTTAAAAGAGCAGGGTAAAGCTAAAGGTGCTGGAACAATGGTTGGTTGGACTCGTGCAGGACAATTAGCTCGTGGAGAAACATTAAGTCTTTCTACAGTTAAGCGTATGTATTCATTTTTTTCACGCCATGAGGTAGATAAAAAGGGTAAGGATTGGGATAACGCAGAAAATCCTTCAAACGGTAAGATCATGTGGTTAGCATGGGGCGGAGATGCAGGATTCTCTTGGTCTCGTAAAATAGTAGAGAGAGAGAAGAATATGAAGAAGTCACTTACAACAAATGAATTAGTAGAAGAGATTAAAGATATATTGGATGATGTAGTTAATCCAGCAGACACAGTGGTAGAAATTCCAGACGATGAGGAAATTACAAAAGCCCTACGCCCTGAAATTACAAAAGAACAATTGGGAATGGTTATTGAGCATTTAATGGAAGCAATCGAAGGCATGATTGAAATGCCAGAGGAAGAAGACTCAGAGGAAGAATCAGATGCTGCAGAAATGGAAACAGAAGACGCAAACGAATCTAATCCAGCACCAGTAGGTGATCCAATGAAGAATGAGATTAATTGGCCAGTTGCCAAAATGGATGGGCAGACAGATATAGAAGTTGAAAACGAAAATGAAGTTTACAAGTCAGAAAATGAAGATGAAGACAAATGGGATAATGAAATGCAGAAATGCTGGACTGGATATACTCAGCGTGGCATGAAAGAAAAGGGTGGCAGAATGGTTCCAAACTGTGTGCCAGTCGAAAAAGTAGAAGACCTATCAGAGGCAGATCAAGTAAAGAAGTCCTTGTTCTCAAATTTAGACCCATTTGATTTAATTAAGCGTGACTATAATACAAAGCAAAGAAAAGAAATGGCAGCTTCTGGAGAAGCTATGCCAGATGGATCATATCCAATTGCAAATAGAACAGACCTAATGAATGCTATTCGTTCATGGGGTCGTGGTGGATCAGATCCAAAGGTAAAACAATATATTAAGCGTCGTGCAAAGGCACTTGGCGCATCTGACATGATTCCAGAAAACTGGAAGTAACTGTTGACACAGCCGTAGCGTCTCATGTATAATTATATATGGGATGCTGCGGTTAGTCATTTAAGGAAATAATGTTACATCTAAATGAACTAGGCGTAGAGCTTTTTATAAAAAAATTTAAATCTATAAATAAAGATGCTTATTGGGAAAGTTACGACCTGATACTTTGGAATAAAGATTACAACGGATTTATAAATACAAAAGGCGTATTCAGGCAAAATGCCTGGGGGGTAGCTGATAGAATATCAGTTAGCGACAAGGGGACTTGGGTTCTTCCGAAAAAATATGTCAAATATTTTAGATGATTTAGGTATAGATAAAGAAGATTTTGATTGGTGGCATTTGGCCGTATGTCGTGGAATGGATACAAATCTATTCTATGATAAATATGAGGCAGATACCAACATAGCAAAAAATATTGATGAGGCATGTTTAAGTTGTCCAGTAGTCAAGATGTGTCATGATTCTGGAGTAGAAAACGATGAATATGGCGTCTGGGGTGGAGTTTATCTCAACTCTGGAGAAATTGATAAAAGTAAAAACCTGCACAAATCTGCAGAGACTTGGAAACGATTAAGGAGTAAAGGTGTTCATTGATAAAGACAAAGATCATTTTAAATACGGAATTAATCAGTGGACAGGCGAACCAAATAAGCCAGTATTCTACACAAAAGAAATGGCAATTAAGTTTAAAGAATTAATTAAAGACCTACCAGACCTCCTAGTGGATATTGCACAGTATCCAGAGTTCTTAGCAATTAGGCTATATGAAGACAATTTTTTACAGTTTCACGGAACCAGAAAAGAAATAGCTATTGATCGTGTTATGAAAATTAAAAGCATGATTGAATCATATGGAGTAAGATGCGAGTTGGAGGGCAAACCCAGTGAAAGAGTCTTATGAAGTAATTAATATAGTCTTTTTGCACGAAGAAGGCGTATATGGAACTGTAGAGCAAATGGGAGCCTTTTTATCTATGGTAAAATATAATAAAGACGGAATAGAATATAACGAATTAATAGAAAATGACGAGTTCGCCATTGTAGACGAGATCGTATTTCATCACATTGAGGAAGAAAACTAATGGAAAAAATATTATGCTACAGCTGTAACAAGAGCAAGCATAAGCTAAATGCTAAGAAGTCAGCATTGCTGCCTATTAATTTATTGATGTGCGAAACATGTATATCTTCTAAATTAGAACCACGCTGGGTAGTTATTTTAGCAGGTAGATCTGGTGGACCAGATCATGTTAGAGAATATATATTAAAAAAGCGCTATATTGGTAACGATATATCAGCGTCTGAACTATTAGTTTAGGTTTCATTTTGCTGTATAATTAATCTATAATGGATTCTACAGCCATAATCTTTTCTATTTCCGCCGCTATTTTAAGCGGTATGGGAACTGCTATCGTTTCTGGAATAAGGGAAAGCAGGCGGGAAAAGACTAGACAGGCTGAGCGTGAGCATGACCATTTAAAACTTGAGCTAAAAGATTTAAAGATTCAGTTATACCAAGTTGAGCGTGATTTGACCATATGGAAAGATAAATATTATAATGCTATCCAAGAATTAATTGGGGTCAAGGCTGAGCTTGAAGATACTTTAATTAAGATATCATTATTAAGTTTAGAAATTAAAGAGTCAGAGTAGCACATCGAATTTAAAAATAGTATACTAGTAATATGACATGTATAGTAGCTATTGCCCAAAATGGAACTGTATATATGGGTTCCGACCATGCCGCATCAGATGAAAAATCTGGATGGATCATGGCAAGAAAAGAACCAAAATGCTTTAAGGTTGGTCAATATGGAGTGGCGTTTACTGACTCATTTCGTATGGGACAAATTCTTCAATATGCATGGACTCCACCAAAATATACACCAACTAAAACTAATTCTGGCCTAGATAAGTTTATGAGAACTAAGTTTATTGAATCAGTTAAAGATGCATTTAGAGCAGGCGGATTTGGAAGCCAAGTATCTGGTCAAGAAGATGAAGGTGGAATCTTTATAGTTGGCGTTGAAGGAAGAATCTTTGTTATTGATGAGGACTTCCATGTTGGTGAAAACGTAGTTAACTATATGGCGGAAGGCTCAGGAGGAATGTTTGCTCTAGGAGCTTTACATGCAACCAAGAATCAAAAGAATCCTAAGATGCGTATTAAACTAGCTTTAGAAGCAGCATCAGAATTTTCAATGAGCGTATCACCACCCTTTACATACATTCAAGTTTAGAGTATAATTGAAGTATGAAATGGGTTAATCGTATAGCGGGAAGTCTATTAGGTTTAATAGGCATTGGCATTATGCGTAATTTCTTTGGTAAGTATCAAGTTCTAGTATTCGATAAAGAGGATCTAGGCGAGGAAAATGATTTTTCAGCCCTTGATCTTCGTGGGACACCCACCCACGCTTGCGTATGTGGATCGAATGTTTGGTATATAAAAGCCGTATTTGATAACTATGAGATTGCAACCTACTTTTTAGATATGCAATGTGCGGAGTGTGGAAGCATAGCAACTGCTCCAACTCCAGTAGATAGAGAAGGCATGGAAAATTGAGAAAGAAAAAAAGAATTGATTTGCTAGAAAAAAGAATAGATTTTTTATTCAAGGTATTGTTAGAAAATGAAGCATTTAAAACTTCATTAGACTCTGGCAAGTGGTATAAAGAAAAAGAATCTAAATAGCTATTGACGGTGTAGCTATTTTTTAGTAGAATAGAAAACATGAAAAACAAACTAATCACGGCTCTAGTAGCCTTAACACTGGTTTTACCAGTAACAGCACAAGCGGTGGAGGAAACAAAGCCTGCAACATTAGCTATCATTGATACATCATTAGACACAAGTCTTCCAATTTTTAAAGATAAGATCGTATTTGAAGTATGTCTATTAGATTGGCCAACATGCCCAAATGGTAAGACATATCAAGAGGGCCCAGGATCTGTAACAATGCCTGCAAAATTTATGCTTCAAGAAGGATTTGAGCATGGAACACAGATGGCATCAACTGCAGTAATGACTAACCATAACCTAAAGATTGTTTTTATTCGTGTGGTTGGAGCAACTGCAAGCGGTTCACGACAGATTATTAATGAGTCTACTTTTGTAAATGCTCTAACATGGGTCTTATTTAACAAGGATAGATTTAATATTCAAGCAGTATCTATGTCTCAGTCTCATCATAATTTAGGTGCTCCTGGAACAAATTATTGCCCATCTACGCCTCTTACTGAAAATGTTATTAATAAACTATCTACTGCTGGTGTCCCAGTATTTTTGCCAGCAGGTAACGTAAGAGACTTAACTCGTATCTCTTGGCCATCATGTATTGCTTCTTCAATATCAGTATCAGCATCAGCATATGGTGATGGACCAGCAATATACACCAACTATGACGCAAAGCTTACAGATTTCTTTGCTCGTGGAGATATTAAAGCATTTAATCCAGGAGGGGCACAGATTAATACATCTGGAACATCTGTTTCCACACAAGTTGCAGCATCTGTGTATCTTTATTTAAAGTCAAAGTATCCTGCTTACACAAAGGATCAGGTTCTCTCATTGTTAAATACAAAATCAACTCCTGTTGTTAGTCGTAAAACAAAGGGCAAGATTCTATCGATTGCAAGTGTAATCAATGGCTGAGCAACAAACAGTCCTTGAAGGAATCATTGAAGATGTTGCAACAGATCTATATACAAAGTGGACGGCAGCAATGCCAGAGGAAGAGAAGAATGAGGTTGCTTTTCGTGCAATGGCATCAAATGCACACGAAACAACTTTTTTCGTAATTCAGAACTTTATGAATAGATTTAATGCAGCAGCAGATGAATTAAAAGATAAATAAACATATGGGGTAGGTATTGACCTACCCCATTTTATTTAGTAGAATAGGTATTATGCAAACATTCTTACCAGAGGCGGACTTTGCAGAAACAGCAAAGCATTTAGACCGTAAGCGTTTAATTAAACAAAGCGTTGAGAATCTACAGGTTCTCAAATCATTAGCTGGACTTTATAGTTCAGGTGCATGGAAAAATCATCCAGCAGTAAAAATGTGGAATGGCCATGAAGATTGGCTATTTACATATAATGAAGCAATCATCAAAGAGATCATTATGCGTGGCTATAAAAATACCACAAGACAAACCTTTGACGATATCTATCATGAGCATTTTTTAATGTTAGAGTCAGACAAGCCTTGGTGGTTGGGCGATGACAAACTTCATTATACACATAAAGGCAGATTGTTTGAAAAAGATCCAGAGTCTTATTATTTTTATAATGAGTATTCTGATTATCGTGAACTTGGTTATACTTGTTGCGAGGCCTGTAGCTATTACTGGCCAACACATGTGGAGGCAAAATGATAGTAACAGATGCATCGTTTGAAGATACTCTCAAAGAGAATAATCTAGTATTGATTGATTTCTGGGCGGATTGGTGTGGTCCTTGTAAAAAGGTAGCCCCAATTCTAGATGAGATCTCAGATCAATTTGGATTACCCGTCGGTAAATTAAATATTGATGAGAATCCTAAGAAAACCTCAGAATACTCTGTATCTTCGATACCAACTATGGTATTATTTAAGGATGGAAAGCCCGTCCACAAGATAATCGGAGCAATGCCAAAACACAAGATGTTACAGGAATTGTCTGAATGGATCTAACATTCGACGAATGGATGGCATATGGGATAGAAAAGGGTTGGTGCGGCCCTCCTGTATGTTACACGCATGACGGACTACCACTATCATCTTCTGAGTATGATGAAGAAGATCAATGCTTACACATTGTTCGACTATATGAAGATGAGGATATGAAAGAACAGATTGAGGAAAATCATACTCCCTCACAATGGAGAAATAGATATACAAACTAGATTTCTGCGCTCATTAAGAGGCAGAGGAAATAAGGAGAATAAATTAAATGAACTCATTTAAGAAAATCGCCCTAGCCATGGTTGCAGCCATGACATTGGGCACAATGGTAGCAACACCTGCAAGTGCTAACACCATGTCAGTTGTAGCAACAACATGGAACGCAGCAAAGACTGGCGGTGCAGGGTTTGATACTCCAGCAACTGCTGGAACTGCTCTAACTACTGCAATTGCACGTCCAGTGCCTGCAGATAACGCTATTGATAACACTGATGTTGTCAAGCTAGAAGCAACAGTTGTTGCTGGAACAAACGTGACAGTAACTGCAACTAATGCAACAGTAGTGTCTGCACTACACACAACAGCTGCACCAGTGGGAGCAACATCAGGATCATCATCTTTGACAGTTGCAACTGGCACAGGAACAACAGCAACATTTTATGTCTACACAAAGACAACAGCAATTGGAACAGTTGTAATTACAAATGGTCCAGTTACACTAACATATTATGTCCAGGGAACTGCTGGTCTAATTAATAATTTAACAGTATCTGCACCTGCAACAGGTGCTGCTGGAACAAAGCAAGATATCACAGTAACTGCAACAGATACATTTGGAAACAAAGTATCTGGTAAGTCAATTACTGCAACAGTCTTTGCTGCAACAGCAACAATGGATACAGCAACAGTAACAACTGGTGCCACTCTTTCAGATTTTGGAGTTGCAAAGTTTACTGCAACACTTCCAACAACTGGTTCACGAGCACTAATTACATTTGCTCCAACAACATCAACAGATGCAACATCTGCAGATGTAGTGGGTCTAACTGCTCGCACACTCGCACCATTTGCAGAAATTGCAGTTCGTGATCTAGTATCAGAACTTGCTGCTGAAAAGGCTGCTAAGGATGCTGCTCTTGCTGCTAAGGCTATTGCCGATGCAGCAGTTCTAAAGGCTGCTGCGGATGCAGTTGCTGCCAAGGTTGCTTCAGATGCTGCTCTTGCAGCAGAAAAGGCTGCTTCTGCAAAGGCTCTTGCCGATGCAAAGGAAGCTTCAGACAAGGCAGCTCTTGCTGCTAAGGCTGTTTCAGATGCAGCAATCCTTGCTAAGGATGCACAGATTGCTAAGCTAACTGCAGATAATGCAGCAGCGCTTAAGGCAATTAAGGATGCTTTCAATGCACTCGCTAAGAAGTGGAATGCAAAGAATCCTAAGGCTAAGGTAACTTACGTTAAGTAATTTATTTAAATGGGGAGGCAGGATCTTAGGGTCTTGCCTCCTTATTTTTATAATGGTAGAATAATTTAGTGGATTACATAAAAGATAAAATACGCAAAGATATAGCGGATGAAATAAGATATCTAGAATTGCCTCCAGACTGGAGGCCTTACGAAGTAATAAGATACATTGTAAGTAAAATTGAAAAAGGAGAACAATAATATGTTTAAAAAGATTGCTGTGTTTTTATTCCCTGCTTTATATAAGGGATTTGATTTTGATGCAATTGATCGTGATGGAGATGGACTACTACAAGAAGGAAGCCCGTTTGAAAGAAAAATTACTTTAGAAGATAAGCCAGTAAAAAAGGCTCCAGCTAAGAAGAAAGCTGCAGTTAAAAAGGCTCCAGTAAAGAAAGCTGCTGTTAAGAAAGCACCCGTCAAAAAGGCGGCTAAGAAGGCTCCTGCAAAGAAGAAGCCAGTAGCAAAGAAGAAGTAAATGGGTAAGCATAAAGACAAGATTGAGAAGGCGCTTGCTCAAAGACAAGCGGCAGCACCAAATAGCCCAGCATTTAAGAAGCCAGGATCAATGAATAAAAAGAAGACTGGATATAGGGGTCAAAAGGCTAGTGGATCAAAGTAAATGCGAAATGCCTGGATGTATTAATCCAGCAACTCATTTAACCACAACTGAAACCAGATATATAGAGATCTGTGCTGACCATTGGCACGAGAAGTATAGAAAATGATATAATAGATGGATAAGCGGCTTTCTAGACCCGCTTAAATTAATAACCTATAGGAGATATAAAATGACAGACGGATTGAATTTAACAGGATTTAACGATACAAAGCCAGTTGGTGCATCACCATGGCCAACAGAGTCATACACAGAGGCACCTGCAGCAGCAGTCCCAGCAAAGGACATGTCAAGCCAAGGTGCAGCAGGAACTACAAATAAGATGGTTCACACTGCAGCAGAAACATCAGCATTCGGCACAGGTAACTAATTATGTGCGCTATGTGTGGATGCAATTCAGAAGCATTCATGGGCGTAGAAATGCCTAATCAAAATGTATACGATGTTGGCCCAGGACAAATGCCATCACCAGAAATGTTTGGCACAGACAGCGAAACATGGACTAGAGAAATGGACCTAAACGCTTAATGTCAGACGTAAACGGAACTGGAATGTCAGCTCCAGCAAACAATGAGCCAGCTGGTGCAGTTACTTCAAGAGAAGCAACACGCAAAAAGCCTCAGCAAGGTAAATTCCGTTCAGGGATTCAGGATCAAAGAGCAGTTACAAAGATTGATACTAACAAGCATGGTATTCGCAGAGAAACAACTGTTGGTGGAGCCAAGAAGACTGGACGCAAGAAGGTATAATTAAATAGTTAAATCCCCGCAGAGATGCGGGGATTTGCTATTGACAGATATTGTTCCGTATTGATATAATCAATATATGGAAACGGTGGGATTAACAGGCGTGTTAAAATGGGATGTTGGAAACCTTGCTTCATCTATGCATTTAAGTCAGGAAGATGTGGTTCAATATTTTACGGACGGACGTAGAATATCTTTCTTGCTAGAGCGTAGAATATGTAATGAAGTATTGGGTGGAACATTACCAGAGTCAGAAGGTGCAAGCTTTGACCTTACAGATAAAGAAGGTCATAAGTGGGAAGTAAGATCAGTTACTTCCAAAGGAACATATTTCTGCCCAAGCTTTATGATTGGAAGCGGAAGAAGTTTTGATGAAGATGGATTCTTAACTAAGTTACAAGAGGTAAAAGGTTATATTCTAGCAGATATAACTACCTTTCCTAATGTAGAATATTGGTCAGTCGATTCATATAAAGTAATAGAGATGTATTTAAATGGAGATACAAGCAAGGAAAGTAAGATCTCCAGAGATAAGGTAATGAAGCTAACTAGACCCGCTAGTGGCTGGATTCAAGAAGATTTGGTGGCAGTATGATTAAGCCTATTGGAGCAATGTTGCTCGTTAAAAAGATTGAAAGCGGAGAAAAGACCACTAAGGCTGGTATTGTTTTATCATCCTCATTTGTAGACTCTGGCCCAAGACAAGGCGAAGTTGTTGATATGGGTGAAGGAGAAGCAAACTATAAGGGTGAAGTAATTCCAATTCATGGCGTAGCAGTTGGAGACATTGTATACTTCCCAGAGCATGGCGGAACAGATATTGAAGATGAGGATGGAAACAAGTTCATCCTAATGCATAGCAAGAATGTCATAGCAAAGAAGTCTTAATATGATAACAAAGAAGTCTGTAGCATTTAGTGCCATATTTTTGGCTATCTCATCATGGCTAATAGGTGTATGGATCTTAATGTTATTAGTTGGAATATTTTATCCACTATCATTTAGCCACACATTAGCTGTATCGTTAATACTTAATCTAATAGCAGTGCCATTTAGGAGGCAGAGTTGAAACATAAACTTATATATAAGTGCACAGAATGTCTATCTATTCTAACTATTCAGACCGATAAGAATATACCTAAGAGGGATTTTGTTTCCTGTATCTTAAACTGTGACGCAATGATGGAGTATCTAGGCGCATGATTGATAGATTAGTTAATTTATTGTTTTGGTGGACACCACTAAGACAGGCTATATTTGCAGAAGTTCATTTCTATGATCAGATAGATGCGGCTAGGAATGAGCCTACAACTAACCTCACCTGGGAAGAGGGCGGGAAGTGGTATGGATATACCTGGAATGAAATGCACAAGATATATCTATTTGATGATACTGGACATGAGACAATGACGGATCTCTGGGACCACCTTTGGACTAGAGACATGGAATATGGATTGAGTTATAGATAATGAGTCTAGATGATATGATGCTTAGAGAAGAAATTGCAAGGGCTATAGAGGCCATTGAAATAGAAAGCTCAATAACAAATGCGGTAGGAATGCAGATACTTGCAGCTAAAATTGCTAGAGGAACTAATGACTAATAAGATAAACGTATTAGATAAAGGATATGTTAGATTAGTTGATTCTCTAGGAGATGACCTATCTGTTGTAAATGCCGCAAGAGTATCTTATGACAAAGAATCAAAGTTTAGGACTGATGGATCATTGGTTATAAATGATCAAAGACTACTTAAATTCTTATGGGAAGAAGGTCATACCTCACCATTTAGGCATGCCGCTATGACATTTGAAGTATATGCTCCGCTATTTGTTGCAAGACAATGGTGGAAGCATGCTGTAGCATCAACCCATGTAGATGACCAAAATGGTTGGAATGAGTCATCAAGGCGTTACATAACAGAGAACGAAGAGTTTTATGTGCCTCAGGCTAACGAATGGCGTTCAAAGCCAGAGAACTCCAAGCAAGGATCTGGGGATCCAATTATGGAGGGAAGAGGGCAATACTTTAGTATGGCTTTAGAGAACTACATTAAAGATGGAGAAGAGCTTTACAAGAGGGCTATGGATCAAGAAGTTGCACCAGAACTCGCCAGACTATTTTTGCCAGCATACGGGATGTATGTAAGATGGCGGTGGACAGTAAGCCTTCATGGTCTACTAACATTCCTTAATCAAAGATTACCTCAGGATGCTCAGTATGAGATTAGAGAGTATGCAGAAGCGGTTAAAGAATTGACTAAGGATTCATTCCCGTATACATTTGAGGTAGCATTTAAGGATACCCCGTAATGTGGTCATGGGTATTGGCTGCTATAGGAGTCACAGGAATATTTCTGGTTGGTCGTAAGACTATCTGGGGCTGGCTGATTCTATGTGTTAATGAATGTCTATGGATAGCCTATGCCCTTGCCACAGATCAATATGGCTTTATAGCGATGGCTGTAGCCTATGCAGCAGTATATATTAAATCTTATATACACTGGAAAAGAGACGAAAATTGATCGCAATTAGTGAAGCGAAAAAGTGCGGCGGAAGAGAGAAGACATGTTTAAAAACTTTCTAAATGGCATCATATGCAGATTTAAGGGCCATGTCCTGACAGAAGCAGGAACTTGCCCATATACTGGATCAACTTATGATGTATGCACCAGATGTCTGATAATGATTCCTATTCAGGAGGCGGTATGAATTCAGAAGAATTTGATCGTGAATTTAACTTGGAGCAGTCCATTCGGATCATAGCTTCAGAAAATGCGGAACTACTAGAGAGGCTAAAAGATGAGTAAGAAACTACCTATATTAGCAATACTATCACTTGCTACAGTATCTGTATATTTGGCTTATATGAGTCTAAAAGCAGTCGACTGGGATATATCAGATTTATCATTCTCAGATGAGGAAGAAGAAGAGTTTTAATGGGCATACTAGACAATCTAGAGGCATATATAGAGTTTGAAGAACCATACAAGGTAGCCTGTAGTAAATGTCTAAAGCTATTTATCAAGCCAACTGATGATCCTTTTATCTGTTTGCTTTGCTCACAATAAAAGGCGGGAACTAGATGGAATACCTATTTCTACCTATATCAATCATACTCTCTCTATATACAGCAAATACATTCAATAGACTCATAGAGAGAAATAGACTTAACAGATCCTTACCCAAGGAGCGAAAGATTCCTATTAGGAAGATATTCTTGCTGCTTCCAGCAAAGCAATCCAAGAGGAAATAAGCTCCATATCCTAGTATCCCCCGCCATTTAAACATGTCTTAAAACCCCCTTAGAAGCCCATTTTGACTGCATAGATAGCATATCTTACTAAAAAGATTACTATTAATTTATGCTTGATTACTATCTATTTGTCGACATAGAGATATTCATGTAATTGAGCGACCCTCCAATTTAAACCATAATCCTCCACTTTGCTCCACATGAGCATATCCATGCCAATTTGTCAAGCATTTTGTCGACATTTGGCTTCAGGGGCATTTTAATATCTTCCGTAAACGGAAAATTTTGCCCACATTCTGACAGATTTTGTCGACATTTTAAAAGATAATATATAGATTTGTCGACATTTTATGAGATATTGACATATTCCAGGGAATTTGCTATGTCCTCGTAACGAGAAAATTTCGCCCACGTTTTATCCACAAAAAATCCACAGGCTGTGGAAAACCTGTGGATAATTTGGGCTAG